GGCTGGATAATGGACTTTAACCAGGGGTTAGATATTAGATTGATTAATAAAGAGAATGCTAAACTATTGAGAAAGGTAAAGCATCTAAAACAAATGCGTTTCTCCTGGGACTTAATGAATTATGAAAGGGAAGTGAGAGAGGGAATAAAAATTCTTTTTAAAACAGGAATTAAACCATATAGAATAATGGTGTATACTCTATGTAATTTTAATACTTCCTTTGAAGAAGATATGTATAGATTCGAAGAATTAGTCAATCTAAGAGTGGATCCCTTCATAATGATATATAAAACTGGGAATAAAAAAATAAGGGATTTTACTCGGTGGGTTAATAAGAGGATATATAAGATTTGCGATTGGGATAATTATAACAGGAGGACCGATAATAAATGAATCTTATTAAATGGTTGGAAGTGAATAGTGACATAACGTTGGGGAAGCTTAAGACGGAGTTTAAAAAGGGCGATGTAATAATAATTAGAGCCTTATTAGGCATGGCTGAATATGAAATTAACAAATTTATGGAGCAGTTGCATAAAATTTTTCCGGATAATACTATTATGTATTTATCTGACGGGATTACTCTGGAGAAATTGGGCGAAAAAGAAATGAATAGAGCAGGGTGGATTAGAAAATGAGTAATATAGCAAGAGGTGGCTTTAGAAAAGATCTAGATTTATATGTTAGGAGCGCCATGGAAGCCAACATTCTAAGGTATTATAAATTTATAAAAGTTAAATATATTTATGAATCCAGAGAATTTGAATTTTTTAAGATAAAAAGAGGAAACAGATTTTATAAACCGGATATTTACTTACCTGAACAAGACAAGTTTGTAGAAATTAAAGGCTGGCTACGTTCTGGGGACCGAACAAAATTAAGGAGATTTAAAAAATATTATCCAGAGGAATTCGCTAAATTGGAGTTCATAATACTGGATAAATATGCGAGATCAAAGGCCAACGGAGAAACGATTAAATTTTTAGTAGAGGAATTAGGAATATATTTTACTAATATAGAAAGCTATAAAGAGATAGAAGATAAATTAAGAGCTTTAATCCCCAACTGGGAATAGAGGAATAATAATGGATTAAGATAGTGTAATACTTCTTTGACAGAAATCACTTAATTTGATAAAATTTAGTAGATAATAGAATAAGGTAATGCCTTAAAAAGTTAGGTTAATGGCCTAAGCTCTTCGAGGATTATTTAAAAATAATTTGAAAGGGTTTAGGTCATTTTTTATTTGAAATGAAATCTATTAATAGTTATGTTAACAGAATAATTCTAGGACACGCTTTAAATATCTTACCAAAATTACCGGCAGAAAAGGAACCGTGCTTGAATGAATTATCCTGATGACTTTATAAATAAAATAATCTGTGGCGATTGTATCGAAGTTATGAAGGGCATGCCTAATAATTCTATAGATACCATAATTACTGATGCACCCTATGAATTAAATTTTATGTCAAAGGGTTGGGATAGAACTGGAGTTGCTTTTCAAGTATCTACTTGGCAGGAAGTATTACGAGTAGCCAAGCCCGGGGCAACCCTATTATGCTTTGGTGGCACTCGAACCTTTCATAGATTAGCTTGTGCGATAGAGGATGCAGGCTGGATAATTAAGGATTGTATTATGTATATGTATGGTTCAGGATTTCCAAAAGCAAGTGATATTAGTCAAATATTAGATAAAGATGAGTGTAGAAAGCAATTAGAAGAAAAGTTAGGTAGGAAACCAACAAAAGAAGAATTTAAAAAAGCATGGGAAGGATTTAGAAAAGTAATTGGAAGCAAATGTATGCATTATCCTGATACAGAAAATTGGTCAAATAAATCTAATGCTTATACTGATAATTCAAATGCAACAGTAAAGATAGCACCAGGTACTTATGGAGAAAATTTTACAAGACCAATTACTGCCCCCGCCACCCCCGAAGCTACCCTCTGGAACGGCTGGAAATCACACGGACTAAAGCCAAGTTACGAGCCTATACTATTATGTATGAAGCCCAACGAGGGCAGTTATGCCAACAATGCCGTGAAGTGGGGAGTGGCAGGGTTGAATATAGATGGGGGAAGGATAGATTATGCTGAAAAAGGGGAAGATCCACGATTGGGTGGCAAAGGAAGTTGGAAACCGAAAAGGATACCCGATGGACATACTTTTTCTCCTAAAGCAAAAGAATTAATAACATCTCCCCAAGGCCGCTTCCCTGCAAATCTTATCCTCGATGAGGAAAGTGCAAGGATGCTGGATGAGATGAGTGGGAAGCTTGGTAATGCTTGGAGACCAAAAAGAGATAGAACTAAAAAAGTAACTGCTGGATGTTTTGGTGGTGATATATTAGGTGAAACCTATAATGACTCAGGCGGTGCTTCCCGTTTCTTCTACTGTGCTAAAGCAAGCAAAAGCGAAAGGAATAGGGGATGTGAAAATCTTTACTGGCTTGACGGAAAATTAACCACCAAAGAAATATGGGAAAAGCTAAACAAAGAAAATGAGGAAAACAAGGATAACAAAAACTTTAAAAGGCATAATATAGCAAGAGGCAATATACATCCGACAGTTAAGAGTTTAGCATTAATGATATATCTTGTAAAATTGACTTTAATGCCAAATAAAGACCAGATATATTTAGATAATTTTTGCGGTAGTGGAACGACTGCAATGGCGTGTAAGGAAACAGGCAGGAAATATATAGCAATTGATAATGACAAGGAATACGTAGAGATTGCGCAGTGCAGGATAGGAGTGGTAGAACCGGTTTTGATTTAAAAAAAGCAGGGAGAATTAATAATATGGAAATAAAAGACGTATCGATAGAAGAACTTAATCCTTCAGAATATAATCCCCGAGCTTTAACCGAAAAGGAATACAAAGATTTAAAGGAAAGCTTAAAGAGATTTGATTTTGTAGAACCGATAGTAGTTAATTCTGCAGAGAATAGAAAGAATATAGTCATCGGTGGGCATCAGAGGTTATTAGTAGCAAAGGAAATGGGCTATAAAACCATACCGGTTAGTTATGTGAAAATCACTAAGTTAGAAAAAGAGCAAGAGCTAAATTTGAGGTTAAATAAAAATCTAGGGCATTTTGATTATGATTTGCTGGCCAATTACGATGAAGAAATGCTAGTCGACGTAGGATTTAGCAGAGAAGAACTGGATGATGTTTTCGGTTTGAATATTGATGAAGAGTTCGATGTTGATAAAGAATTAGAGAAATTGCTTAAGGGAGGGGCCAAGAGAGTTAGCAATGGCGATTTGTGGCAACTAGGAGAACATAAAATATTTATTGGCGACTGTACCAATAGAGATGACTGGATTAAATTATTCGGAGATGAAAGATTTGATTTTATGTTTACAGATCCACCTTATAAATTAGCTTACACCAAGAGGGCCCGGAAGATACAAACCAAAGAAGGAGTAAAACTTCAAAAGGATAAAGTATACGAAAGCGTGGGAAAGACTAATGGAAGAGGTAGATTTAAGGGTTGGGTTAAAACTAAAAATGGTTTTGGTTACCGGAGCCAACGCAGTTATTTAGGAGTGGAGAAGAAAGGCGGAGTACCTGAATATGACGAATGGTTGTCGATAGCTAATGACTTTCAAAATCCAAAGGGAGCCAATGTTATGGTCTTTGAAAACTGGAGGAATACCATAGAGATATGGCAAGCCATAGCTAAGTATTGGAAAATAAAGAATATGGTGATCTGGTGGCTGCCCAATCGATGTCAGGGATTTTCCAGACCGGGATATTTTTTTAACAAATATGATATCGCAATCTTAGGAGACAAGAATGAGACTAAATTAAATGAAGGTTATGAAGAAGAAATGGAGAAATATCTTCAGGATAGAGGCCAAAAGCTTTTAGATACCTATGAGGTTATTATATATGGTCAGAAAGGTAAAGGCTATTGGGATAGAAGGAAAGGCACTTTATGGGCGAAAGTAGCAGACCATATTACTCATGCTGCAGAGACAGGAAAATCAGGTGGACAGAATATAATTTTTGGCACAAAGCCAATTCAGATTTTAGTTCCTTATATTAAGATATTGTCTCCGAGAAATGGAATAATAGCCGAACCGTTCGCTGGGTCAGGATCAACACTTATAGCAAGCGAGGTTATGCATAGGAAATGTCGAGCGATAGAAATTGAGCCAATTTATGGAGAAGTTATTTTATTAAGATGGGAGAAGTTTACTGGGAAGAAGGCAGTGAAGATAAATAATGAATAAAAAAGAAACGGCAAAAAATCTGACAAATCTGACAAGAAATCGACAAAAAGAAGATTTCTTAGAATCACTTACCGGCGGGGTATCAATAAGTGATGCTTGTAAAGCAGTAAATTTAAGCCGGGATACTATTTGGAGATGGCGAAAAAAATACATAGGCTTCGATAATAAAATATTATCGATTAT